ACCGCTGGTTGTCCAGGCCACGTAAAAGTAACGCTTGCCCTGTCCGTTTGCCCAGGCAGAAAACGCCAGGTGTTGCTCATCAGTGACCTCAGATACCGTGGAAAAACCCGCCCATTGCCGGGAAGCGTCCTTAATGGCTGCCATCGTGTCAGGTACATCAGATACAGGCGCGCCCCGGGATATCACCGCGCCCGTATTACTGGTCATCCTCAGGGGTTCCGCTGCCGATCCACTGCCGAACGTTATCGTGGTGCTCTCCGGTTTCGCCCCGGCGGCAGTAATGACGAAAGCATTCTGTGTGGTATCGAATACCACTGTTGCCACCGCCGCGGTCAGCGCTGTCTGTAGTGCCGTTGCAGCAGCAGCGAAGCTGGTGACGCCGTTAAAATTCACCTCAGCGCTGGCGCTTTTCCCGTTAATACTCAGCGTCAGCGTACCGGAAAGTTTTTGTAGCTGTTCAATAGTCACGCCCTTAAACGAACCACTACGTAACCAGGCCGCCGATGCGGCAAGATTGAAACGGGAAAACAACAATTGTCCCGGCGTCTTAGTGGCATTTTTGAAGCCCTGAAAATAAAGCTGAGCGCGGGCGTACTCATCGGATAATGCACCAAAGTATGCGGCCACATCATCCGGGGAGGAAAACGGAACCACACCGCCAACCGGGAGTAGTGGATTGCCGGTCAGCAACAGGCCATTAAGATCGACGGCATTACCCGCCACAGCCAGCACACCGGGATTTATCTGTACATCTTTACTGAGTGGAATTGGCATTATCAGCCTCCGTTGTCCGGGTGATCACGTTGTCAAAAAACAGCAGAGGTGTTGTGATCACAGGGTTAATCTGCATCTGAATATCAAGCGTCCGGCGCGGTTCATACTGCTGCTGGCCGTTGACGAACGTGGTGTTAAGGGGATCTGAGCAATACAGCGGGGAAATCAGCCCCCCGGTCTGCCGGAAAAGTTGCACGGAAAATTCAGACCGGAAAAGCGTGGACAGCGCCTGCGCGTTATCCGCCGCATGAGGCCCGTAGAAATCAAGCTGGCAACGCCATTTTGTGGTACGGGTGATATGCTGAGAGCCTTCACCGGCCTGTTCCGGCGCAGAGTATGTCACTACCGCAGTGGATAATCCGGTAACATCAATACCTGTCATGGTGATGAAGTCCCCCTGAGGCATCGGAACCAAGTTCTGTTGTGTTCGTTCAATCCCGGCATCAGAAAAAAGCCCCCGGAGATAATCACCGAGGGCCTGATAAAGATCGCTTTCCGTAACGGAGAGGGTCACACCTGAAGACATACAATAACCCTCGTCCAGTCCGGCCAGATTTCCGGTACCTCAACCACCAGCCACGTTTCATCGCCAATGACAAATTTATCGCCACCCTGTTGCCGGGTACGGTTAAGCCCGCACCAGTTACCGTCGGTATACAGTGTGGCGAAAACGCCCTGCTGGTTCAGATTGTCGAGATGACGTAAATCCGCCTGGGTGACGGCCTGTTTTTGTACCCTGACGGGAACCGGATCTTCATACTCAGGCACGCGGGAATAATCCGCCTGCTGTGTACTTCCGCGCGAGCGATAAACCAGCGCGTCCGTATAAGGATTTACCCGGCGTACCGCGCCGGAAACAATACCGTGGAGGTTCATTTTTTGCTCCCGTCAACAGAATAATCGACACTGTTCATCATATGACCGGTTTCAATAAGCGGGTTGTTAAAGCCCTTTTGCCGGACAGTGGATGCGGCGTTGGGTGGCTTTTTCCAGTCGCGAATAAACATCTGCAACTGCCCTTTGATATGCTCCCCCATGTACACCAGCGCGGTCGCGGTATCAAAATCATTCGCCCGTAATAATGTCACCATTTTTTCGCCCCATTCGGGACTTTTATGTTCAATCATCTTACGGAAGAACGGACGGGGTGGAATGGTGACCGTGTGCTCAGGAATAACCACATCCTGAGCAAAATTACCCTTACCGGCTTTGACAAAGCGGTGCCCGATTTCTCCCGTTTTTTCGTTATAGCGAAAGTGGAGCGTCTGCTCGCGGGCGGGTATAACCGCACTACCGCCAAACTCGTTAATGGCGGCGATATACGCCACCGGCGTACCGTCGGGGTAGGTTGCCCCTTCAAGAAAACCCACTTTGAGGCTTTTGCCCGATGAAAGATCTGCGGCAACCTGTTTCAGCTTCTGCCGGAACTGTCTGCCGCCCGTGACTTTGTTTACCATCGTCTGCCTCTCCGGTAGTAATGCCCCGGATAACGGGAAGGGGAGCCGCCAGGATGGTACTGCATGGAGCGATAAGGCGCTGTCGCCTGCCAGTAGGCTGCACCATACGGCGTCTGGAGATACCACCACGATGCATCGTTACTGCCGCTGTTATCCACGGAGACGGAAACGGAACCTTCCGACGCACTGGTGATACGCCCCACCAGCCCCGACTGCCCGTCTTTCCCGCTTCCCAGTCCCCGCAGCGAGCACAGATGTGCAACCAGCAGAAACAAAAGCTGCTCCCGCTCGTTCAGATCGGCAACCGGGCTTTCGTCCGTGTTATCCAGGTACAACGCCGTCACCTGGTTAAACACCGCCGTCAGTACCACCGCTCCCGCTGCGGAAAACTCCGGGTACAGACTGACAAACACCTTGCTGTCAAATGTGACTGTACCCATAACGTTTACCCCTGAGGCTTGTCCATCACTTCGTCATTGCGGTTAACACCCGGAGCCGGATCTTTCTGCGGCAGCGGTTCAAGGCCGGATTTCACGGTTTCCTGCTCCGTAGCCTGCGCGGCAGCGCTGTTCGCCTTATCCTGCGCAAAAATAACGCCGTTTTTCACATAAGGTTGCTGGCCGTGCTCCACCAGCCAGGCTTCCCAGAACGCCTTTTCAACCTGCGTCAGGCCATAACCCCCCACGATTTTAACGGCGTTATTCCGCCAGCCTGCCACCTGTACCCGCTCCGGTCCCACTTCCAGCACCAGACCGTTCGGCAATTTGCAGCCCACTGTTACCATTTCAGCCATGACTCACACCCCCAGCATTTGTGCATACGCCAGCGGCTGGCGAATAATCGCCCCCCAGGTACCGGCAGATTTTTTCTGTTTCCAGGCAGATGATTCAGTCACTACCGCATGGGCGCGCATTTTTTCAGTGAAAGAGCAATAGCCTGTATCCTGTTCCCCCAGACGCTCCGCGATAAGCTGTACCAGCTCGCCAGCGTCAGAGGTGTATTCAACCGCCGTTTCAATGGTCATCGCCGGGAAGTTTTTCGCCAGCAGATCGGACACGTTAACCTTGTACTGGTTAGTCTTGGTGAGGTTCACCTCCGCCAGCGGCGACATGCACAGCTTCATTTTGTCGGTACGCTCAATATGGCCGTTAGTCTGTTTCACCAGTTGTTTAAAGAGCTTCACGACATCGTCATACACGCCCTGTCCGTCCTTGTCGTCCCACTTGAGCTTACCGTCCACGGTATCCGGGGTTATCGGTGCGGATAACGACGGGTCATTCAGCAAACCGTAGTTCGCCAGTCCGTCAATACCATAGAAGTAGGACTTATTCTGGAACTTATTCAGCGTCAGTGCCGATGCCACGTTCAGCTCTGCCGCCCAGCCAATACGGGCTGCGCCGTACATATCCAGCTCTCGCTCGCCCCAGCGGGTAAACGTCTGGAAGTGATAGCTCTGGCGCGGTACCCAGTTGACGTTAGACGTCACAATACCGTTGTTGCTGTAATCCCCGTAGGAACTCACCTCCCCGGCAGATTCTGCAATCGGGAACTGTGCCGACAGTGTCGTCCAGTCACCTTTTTTGGTTTCGCCCAGAATCTGAGAGGCTTTCATCGGCGTCACCAGCACGCGGATCAGTTCTGGCTCAACGTAATTGGTGAAATATGCAGGGATACCACTGTTAGCCGCGGTAACCAGCGCAGGCTGCGCGTCCATCGCCAGTCCGTAATCGGCGGCGTATTCCGGGGGCAAATAAGCCTGCGCACCGGGAAGGATAATCCCGTAGTCGCGGCTTACCGTCGCATAATGCTGTTTAAATTTATTCATCATTTGCTCCAGGTGCTGATCTTAATAACTTCTTTCGCCGCCGCAGCGCTGGCAACGGAAAACCCGGTTTCGACAAAACCCGCCATCGTGGTGCCTGCCGCCCCCGTGGCGATTTCGCCTGTGGTCAGGGAGGCAAAAACTTTCTGCCCGACCGTCGCAGCGGTGGTGGTCAGCGCCCAGAAGTCCCCCGATACCATCAGGGTACATTCACGTCCCGGGTAAATAGTGTTCGAGTCGCCAGCCAGCCATTCCACAACAGAAGCCTGCCCGTCGCGCGGAACAAAACCCGCCGGCGCACCGGTTCCCTCATTGGCGGCAACGCCTTTGGTTACCCAGGCAAACCGGGCAATAACCAGTCCGTCAGGGCCGGTAATCAGCGCGCCTTCTCCCGCCACATACGAGGCGTGAGGGTTATCACTGGCAAATGCCCCCGGAATCCCCGGTGCCGGGTACTGGTTCATGTGTGTCTGAAAAGTATTCATATCAGTAACCTCGTTTCAGTTTTGCACCGGGGAAATCTGCCGCAAACGTCGATGCGCTGGCCTGGTCCATCGCAACACGCGGACCTTTAGCCGTCTGTTTCTGCTCAACGGCAAACTTCACCATGCTGCGGTACGCGCTGGGGTGAATGCCCTGGATATCGATCCCCGTCTGTTCCAGCGCGGTACGGTAAACCTCTTCGGCGCAGTCCATCGCCACCACATCGCCAATCAGCGGCCGCACCTCGGTTTCAGCCACACGAACGGCGCGGAAATTTTCAGCAGCCCGTTTCGTTGCCTGGTCAGTTGCCAGCCTGATTGCCGCATCCATTGCGGGTTTATCGACTTTCACATCGTCGGGTTTTACATCAGACTCTTTTATTTCGGGGTCTTCGTCAGTTGCCGGAGCCAGTGCGGATTTAATTTTTTCCAGCACATCATCAGGAACTTTGCCGGACAGCAACGCCAGTACACTTTCCATCGGGCTGTCGGTATCAAATGCCTTCGGCTCGTCAGTTAACCCGGTATCATCGTCCCCGGCCAGCTCCGGCACGACTTCTGCTGATTCCATCAGTTGCGCCAGCTCCGCCGGTTCAATATCCATATCCTGTGCCAGCCGTTCGCTGTAGGCAGTTTTTACCGCGCTGGCGATAGCTGCCGGGCGCTTATGCTGCGCCATCAGGCGTAACAAATCCTTAGGAGCCGCATCCTGTGCCAGACGCGGCGCAAGATAGGTTCCCAGCGCGGTAAGCACCGCCACTTCTTTTTTACTCAGTTTCATGCGTTTTAGCTCCTGAGGGAGAGAGTCCATAACAAGACAGTCCGGCCCCGCCCGGCCATCGCCGACCAGCGCCACATGATTTCCCACGATATTCCGCATAACGCCGTCATACGGTTCACCGTCGGGGGTGGTTCCCGGCGTCATATCTGCCACATAGGCATATGACGATGAGATTTCCCGTTGTTCATCCGTTTCTATCCCCGCGATGGCGGAGTTGTCCCAGATGGACATGCCGTTAACCAGATAGGTACCGTCAAACTCGCTGTTGGCATGAGTCGTCCCCACCCGGTACTCGCGCGCGGGCGCGCCCGGATAATCGGGTTTGTGTCGGCACAGGACGGGAATATTGTTGAAGGTTGAAACTGCCTTGCGCAGTTCATCGGGGTCACGGTAAAGCTGATAAAGTTTTTGAGGGTCGAGTCCCAGTGCTTCCGCCCCCGGTATTTCATGCCCGAAATAACCGCAGACGTTCGCCTTGCTGAGATTACTGCGCTCAATCTGGAGGCGACCTACTTTATCGAACTGCCTTACCGATGCCCGGTCAAACGCCAGCATTTCGGTAATAATCATCTTTTCTCCAGTCCGGGAATAACGGCCTCCCAGCCGCACTTGCAGTTGATTTCTTCGCCCGGCAGTACCCACTTACCATCCAGAAACATCCCCTTGCTCAGGTCAAACCGCTTACCATTTGCTTTCACATGTGACGGACGCCATGTTTTACCCGCGCGGGAATGTCGCCAGATACCTTCAGTGATGCCCACCGAGCGCTGTCTGGCCGACTGCATTACCGAGGTTGCTTTATTGTTCTGGTCGCGGGCAATCAGCGCCGCGCGTCGTCGCGTAACGCCGTAGCGCTGTTCCAGTTCATCGGTCAGGGTTTTCAGGTCACGCCCCCGGCCAACAGACTGCATGACCAGCGTTTCCACCTGAGTGAGATGTTGCTGCGGGATGGAACGAATGAGGTTCACATTCTCCGTGATGCTGGCCTGAAGCGCGGTGTTCATCTCCGCAGTCATACGGAAAGGAACCGTAAACCCGGCATCACGGAGCGCAGTGGACAGTGACGCATCGCTGTTTTTCAGGACATCACCGGCAAACCGCCTCGCCAGCCGCAGGGCCATTTCGTCAAACTTTTTCTGCCAGTGCCTGGCAAGTTGTTGCATGGCTCCACGCATCAGGTTAACGGGGGACGCATCCTGCGCGAGGTCTGTTTTACGGTACTCAGCCCGCAGCCAGTAAAGCACGCTGTTGTGCATCTCACTGACGGCATTATCCAGTTGTCTGCGGTACCAGGCCTCAATCCCCGCGTTGGGTGAAATCCGTCTCAGGGTCTGCGTTCGGGTCCTGCGGCGGATTTTCTTCGGTGTCGTCAATTTCGATTTCTCCGCTCAGGTCAATACCGCTGTACGGACTGTCCGGTGCAGTAGCCAGCCGTTCGCGTACCTCGTTATTGGTCACCGCTCCGGCGCTCTCGTAAATCTGATCTGTTTCCGCTTCAGTTTTACGGATATTCGCCAGTTGCTCGCGCGTCAGTTCATGCAGGGGTTCAAATTCAAAAGTGATATCAGGATCGATATCGCCGAACTCAGACAACTGAATAATATCCAGTACCTTTTTCAGCGGTTTCTTCAGAAGACGAGTGGCAAGTGCAGCGATGGTGTCGTAAAACACACGGATTTCACCCTCACTCGATGCGTTCAGTCCCGCAGGACTCAATCCGGCGAATTTTACTGACGGTATGGCACTGACAAAGAACATGTGTTCCTGTGCCTGCGCCTGAAGGGTGTCGAGGCCGCTCAGAGGGGTGTTGAACTGGAAAAACTCTTCTTTCTGCTTGTCCAGCATCAACAACCCGCGGCTATCACGGGTACGGTTAAACAGCTCCGCGCGTTTTGCGTAATTCGAGTCCCTTTTCCCCGTTAACGCCTGGCTCATGTCCGTCATGATCCCGCTCAGCGAAAACGAATGCAGCATATCGCCCACGCTGTCGCGTGTACGCAGCCAGTTGTTGACGTAAGGTTCGGCAATCTGAACCAGTGACAGGCCACCAAAGTTATAGGCCGGCTTCAGCATGTCCGGAACCGGGCGAGAAATCAGATCAATCATGCGGCTGGCGTGAACCGTTTTTCCCATTACGTACCATTCGGACGGACGGTAAAAATCATCACTCAGCGGATTATCCGAGTTATACATACCCGGATACGTCCAGACGGGTTCAATAATACGAAGCCCCAGCAGGGAACCTTTCGGGATTTTTTTGTCGGAAATAAACAGCCTGGACTCCAGCTCCGCCGGGTCAGTCCAGGCCGACATACCCGATGGCGAACGCACATCGATATAAATTTGCCCTCGCCCGAAAAAGCCGTCATGCTCCACCGCCAGCCTGAAGGCATCCCGTACGTTATAGCGCTCCAGTGCATCAGTAAGCTGCGCTATGCGCGGCGCGCGGCTGTCGTCCCCTTCCCCGACCGCCTTAACCTTTATCCATTTGCGGGTCATCTCCTCGGCAATCACACTGACCATGCGCCGGTACTCTGGTAACTGCGCCTGAAGTGCCAGATACGGATAGCCCGGAAATCCTCCGTACACAAAATCAGGACACTGGCTGTTCAGTGTATCGTAGGGAGTCGAGTCCATTGCCAGTACAGCATTGCGTATGTCTTCGGGAATGACTCCCGGCAGTGGCTCATAGCGAACAAATTCACGCTGCGGTTTTTGTCCGGCCTCAGCAACCACCTCATCGCTGATCGTCATCGGATGTGGTTCAGGCGGACTTTCTGGCGGTGTCACCGTTTTTTTACGTTTAAAAAGCCACATCAAATCCACTCCATAAAATCATCAGAAATTACGACGGGCATTTCCATCGGGGCATAAGCAATCATCACTGAGTCTGCCAGGTTAGGAGATTTCGTCCCGTCAGGTTGCTTATCAACAAGAATTTTTCCGACGGCATTTTTCGACCAGGTGGGTTGTGACAGTTCCATCAAAAGCCTGTCTTTATTTTCCATCGTGCTGCTGATGGAAATAATCTCATCCGGGTCATACTCCATGCCCTTTAGCGCACGAAATGTATTGCGGAATAATTTGCGAAGATGCCACCAGCCCTGAGCTTTGGCATTGGCGAAAAAGTCCTTATTCAGACGTGACGGTTTGCCGTTATCACCGGGAACAGCTTCATTTTCAGGATAAAAAACTCTTCCACTCCCCCGGAATGGTGTGGCAGTAATTTGATCTGTACCCTCAGCTTCCCGCAGTTCGTTGATAGCGCGTGCATCACCACGAACGCCAGCGCCTAACCCGTCCTCGTCAAAGCGGAACTCATCGGCACCAAAGTCATCGCACAGGCCGAAGACCTTAACCACGGAGTCATAGATGTCACTACCCTTACCCGACCATTCCTGGACATCACTCAACAGGAAGCCGTAACGAAGGGAACAGGCGTTTTTATCCCGCCCCTCGTCGGCGACATCCATTGCACCGAGCCGTTGACCGCTGGGCTGAATCCCCAGTTTGATATGTGCGTCAACCGCAGCCTGTACCCATTCTGATGGGATCAGAATACCTTCTGCCGATGCCTGGTAATTAAGATCCAGCTCCTGGGCAACGATGATCGGGTTATCAATTTTCTCGCACTCCTTGCGGTACCACTCATCATCCTTACGCGGATCGCTACGCCAGTGAAACGTAAACACAGGAATTTTTCCGCTGTGCCGCTTCTGCGCAAAGGGGTTGTTCATGCCGTTAACCGATGAGAGATCGATACGGCAACGAGTTGTCTGGGAAAGCGCGGCATCAATAAGTAATGGCCGCTGGAGAAAGGCGGCCTCATCCACAAAATAAAGCGTAGTACGGTCACCGCGCCCGATATTATCGCCAGCTTCTCCTTTAATTACCGCGCCAGTGTCAGGAAACTCCACGCTCATAAAACGTGAATGCTTTCTCTCGTCCCAGCCTCCCCGAAACTCGGCAGGAAGAGTTGCTATAAATTTACGTACTTTCCAGAACAGCGCTTTTGGATCAACCGTGCTGTCGACATACTCCTCTTTACGGGAGCCAAACCCTATAACCATTTCACGGTTAAACAGACATAACGCACTGGCCAGACCGACAGATGTCCAGCTCAACCCCATTTCGCGGCTTTTTTCAGTCAGACCATTCTCTTGGTTACGCGAGCGTTCAATAATCCAGTCGATCCATTCCTCCTGCCGTGGAAACAGCAAAAAAGGAATGGTGACCGGAAGACCATAATCGAGATTGCGCGGGTCAGTAGTCATGCCCCAGTCGATGATGAACTGCGCCGGGTTTGTACGGTAAAACTGCCTGAGAGCAGGGAGAGTTTCGGGAGCCTTCCTGATACGTTGCAGACGCTCCATTCGCCATTCAAAAACCTGAACATAATCAGGATTTTTAAAGTCAAAGGGGAATGGTAAAGGCATAATCAACTCATCATTTTTTTGTACAATTCCGCTGCCTGATCAGTTGTCAGATCAGTATTTTTTCCTGGTAGAGGCGTTTTTTCTGGTTCACTGGCAGCACCTATACTCCATGCTTCTCTCTCCAGGCCGATCAACGTTTTCAGGCTGTCGCTCAGGTCTTTCAGAGATTTCACGCGGGAAGGCAAACTGATGACTTTTTGATAAGTTTCATTGAGCCGGTCACGGCCTTTATCGTCAGGAGCGAACATGATTTCGCCCAACCGCTCCAGAGCTCCAACATCAGCACACTGCGCACCAAGTTCATCAAAAAGTATATTTGTGAGTTCGCGAGCACGGCGAATATCGCCCCGGTGCTCCATGCGTACCGAGGCTATTACCTCCGCTGTGGCTTCTATCAGTACGCGTTCTGTAAGCTCAGCTTTGGTGCGTACCGTTTTGCGTACTTCCTGTTTGCGTACCAGATCGTCAGCCTTTTGCTGAATCCTGGCGTTAAGATCACGGGACCAGTCATCACGCTTTGCGCGCTTGCGGATAGCACCTTCACTAATACCATGATGTGACGCAATTTCACGGAGGGACATCACTCCGGCCCGGTATGCCGTCTCGATGGCCTCCCAGTCCGGTTTTGCCATTTTCCCTCCGAAATGAAAAAACCCACCGAAGCGGGTTAAATATCGCTTAGCAAAATAGATGTCTTTAGCTAACGTTCCCTAAAATATGACCTTCGACTTCGTCAATTTTTACTCTTAGCATCGCATTTTGTAGTGCGCCCATTGTTCCTTGATCGCTCCGAACTTTGACATTCTCAAGATGCAAAAAGTTGTTTGGGTATTCGAAGTCTGGCTTATCACTTGTATAGCCGTTTGTTCCTTTATTTTCGAAATACTGTGATAAAGCCTCTCCTACAGAACCAATAGCTTTTAGATTTTCAGAAACAAATCCATAATATTTTCTTCCTGCAATTAGAGAACCAGAAATCACATTTCCTTTCACAAACAGCGTGATGCCGATTCCGCAGTTAGTTCGGTTGACAATGTCATTAAGAAACATCAAGTCTTGGTCTTTAACTTTCAGAGCCAACACGTGCTGTAGTTCTACTTCTTCACTCATGGTACCTCCTTTTGATGTTAGTCTTTAGGATACCAAATGATGAATTTGTAGATAGCGATATTAATTACCAACGGTCATGGTTTCGTATGTTCGCTCGCATGTGCTTCCGGCGGCATAACGCTCATCAGCCTCTTTTGCGAACTTTCCCGCCAGCTCGTCAGCTTCGCCAAGCAACTGGGCGAGCAGTATTCCGGTCTCGGCTTTTGCCTGGCTTGCTGCGGCAAGGGCGGAAAGCCTGCCGGTTTCACTTCCTGCGAGCTGCTGTTGCAGCCCCTCACTGAAGGTCTGCTGTAATGCCGATTACACCGGGTACGTAACCGTATTATCAGCATCACTACCGAGGATATCGGTCAACGCGGTATCAACAGCGGCGTCAATCTGTTGATCCAGTGTGGATTTAATCTGCGTTTTCACCGCGGTGGTTACCGTGTCTGAACGCAGGGCGTTTTTCACCATGTCGTCGGTGACGATATCTTTCATATCCGACATTTCTCTTTGCTCCGTATGGATGAGGCTTTTCAGCCACTGGGTTATTTTCATGAGGTGTACCAGTTTTTAGCGTCTGGTTACGTTCTGGTATATGTACAAAAAGCGATACTCCGTACAGTATGAATCCCCTGAGTTCTTCAGGGTTAACATATATACTTTATCCATTTTCCCCGCAGGCTACGGCTGCTCCTCCTGCGGGGATTTTTTTTCTGCACTGTGCCCGAATGTACTCCTGCAAATACTTCAGTTTTTCCTGATCGCTGATGATTCCGGCGCGGATATCGAGAACGTTTTGTCCAGCAACTGGAGAGAGTTCGACGGTGGCAGCATTGCCCACGCGGCGGGTACTGGCGGTTTTGGTTGTGGTTGGCACTGTACAGCTTCCTTCGACACGCACCCGGCTACCAGCAGCAAGGCGGCGCTGCAAATCAGTATTCCTGTTTTGTGCATCAGCTAGTTCCTTTGTGTATTTTGCATCGAGGGCGGCAACGTCACGCTGGCGCGTTTGCATATCGCTGATAGTCTCGTTAGCCATCTTCAGGTTGTGAGTAACGGTATCACGCTGGTCTTTGTACTTCACGGCGTTACCGTGATAGTGACTGGTAGTCCAGCCCAGCGCGGCGGCCAATATAAGCAATGAGACTATTACGCCAGTAGTTATGCGGTTCATGTCACCACCAACGGATTTGCCCTACAAGATAGCCAATAGCAGCGACAAACAGTACCAGCCAGATCAGGATAAATTTCCAGTTTGGTAATTGCTCAATCATTAGTCGCAACTCCCTAATCAGTTTGCTAATATCAATCACAGGTTCTCCCTTGCCTTCATCAAGGTGCAGAAACAGAAAACCCCGACTGTTTGCAGCAATCGGGGTTTTCGCTTTTATATCCTTCGTAAATCAGAAATCGGCAGATTTTGTGTTATCTGCCCCTGTGGCGCCATGTCATTTTTTGGTGAATTATTCCGCTGACAACAATTTATTGTTCAATACCCCAGCACGCCAGCGCTGATTCCTGGTCGCGTCGTATCACCTGGCCGTAACACTGATTTTCCCTGTTGTGGCAGTCTTTGCCGCCGTCATATACCCAACGGCGGATTTCTGCACACGCTCCCTTACGATCTCCTGCGTTCAGCTTTCTGTAGAACGTGGAGGGCAGACATTTACCCGGCCCAATGTTGTACGGGCAGAAACTGGCGATCCCCACTTTCTGCGGCCCGGTCAGTGGAACATGGATATTTTTATTGACCCACGCCAGCGCTTTATCCCGCTCGATGGCGTTGTAATGGTCGCACTGGCTTTGTGTCAGTCGCTGACCTTTCACAACGGGTTTACCATCGATACGGGTCACGCCACGGCATACTGACCAGACGCCGCCGTTATCACGAACGGCCACCAGCATATTTCCTTCCCGCTCCTGTAAAAACTGGTCGAGTAGCTGCGGTGCGCTGGCACCGGCGGCAATCAGTGCCAGCATAGCGGCGGAAAGACCGTATTTAACTTTTGTCCTTAACGCCATCATTGCCCTCCGGCATTTCAGATACCGCCAGCATTTTTAACATGCTGTCATGGTCGTTTTTTTCCAGAATCCGGGCGATTAGCCTGTTACGTTCTTCCATCGCGGCAGCCTGCCTTGCCTGAGCCTGCTCTGATTTTTTTTGTAATGCTTATTAACCAGAAACGTACCAATACCCAGAACAATACCTATCAGCGCGCCATAGTCGTTTAACGTCCACTGGGCGCATATGCCGCTGATTAATGCCCAGATGTAGGCCAGCCATGTTGTATGTTTATCCATTGTCATAACTTCCCCTGTCCGGGAAATGGACTACCCGGATGTCGGGTAAGTGGAAATAAAAAAGGCCACGCAATAGCGCAGCCTGTGAATAAGTGCCAGATGACGTCTGGCGGTGTATACCCTGCATTTGATATTGTTAAATCGCCAAAAGTAACCACACCAAATATGGAGAATTAAATGAGCATAGTGCTTTATTCCGCCGACAGAAGAGGCCGGTACAACGCAAATGCATTAATGGATTTTTCTTCCATGCAGCCACCTGTAACTGACACCTACGCCATTGATAGCTTTATTGGCGCGAAATTTAACTTCAAAATCTCCGAG